TTCAGAGTGATTCTGCCACCAGGTCAGATGATTGATTATTTAATTGTTGACGGACGTGATGTACCGTCACATCTGTCTTGGTATTCAGAAGCTGCTGATAAATTTTTGTTTGAACAGAAAAGTGTTACCAATCATTTTCCTAGAATCAGGCAGTTAGATCATATAAATTTGATTTATGCACCGCCAGGTAGTGGGAAATCGACATGGATTAGACGTCATATGAAAGATTTGTATGATAGCCAATTTACTATTGTGGATACTGACGGATTTGAAACACATGATTGGGAGGTGGCAAAGCAGAAACTTGATGAAATTTTGGAAGTACATGCTAGTCCACTTTATTTAACAGCTGAAAAATGGAATAAAATAATGCATATGCTAAATGGAAATTTAGCAGCCTCTGTAGGGACACAACTTGTGATGGCAGGTGGTACAGCTTTGGGTTCGGCGGCCATGCAAGTTTTAGAGGATAATTTGAGTGGTTTGAATGGTAGTGCGATAGCTAATGGTGTAGCATCAGTCACTCGGAGATTGAGTGATGCTGGGGATAAGCTGAAAGATATGGGTGACATATTGTTAAATGATGCCACATCAGCATTACGCACTAAAATATTACATGATCGTGTTGCTAATGGATTTCCTATTGATGCTAATTCAGATGAGCAAATGGAAATAACACGTGATACTTGTCCTGATCAGGGTAAGATAATAACAGTTTTGATTAAGCGGTCAAAAAAAGGCAAAGAATGGGTGGTGTGTCCAAAATGTGGTTTGAAAGTGAAATCATATGATAAGAAAACACATAAAGGATATCATCCTGTTTTTAAACGTTGGCAACGTAAGCCTGCAGGTGATAATTCGGAAACCAATTCTAGCTCTGGATCTATACCTATAAAAGAACGTGCAAAATCAACATCGATCATTGAAAAACGAGAAGAAGAACTTTCGGATAGGCAACGTGCTAGTGTGGGTGATGCTCTGGATGGTCATCATTTAAACAGTAGAGAAGCTGAATGGATGATAATGAGCGCTGTGACTGGCAATTATGAACCGATGTGGGTCATGCGTATCTTGTTCTTTATCGTGCATGTGACATTTAATTTTATTTTCAAGAAACAATATGGACAACTTAATCGTTCTTTCACTACTTCGGATGAAGAAAATGATAGACGGTTGGTATCAAATCGATTGGTTGTAGTTGTTGAGCAAAGAATGTTAATTGAGGATATTGAACGTGTGGGTTTAGTATTGCGAAATAGGTGGATGGCTTCTATTTTGCGATATGGAACTTACGCGTCAATAACAGCTACGTTGGTGAATGTGTTAACGTGGTATTTCTTTGCGTGGTTTTTTGTCGCGGCATGGTTGGTTTTTGTTTTTCCCTTCACACCACTTTTATTTATTGTAATTATGTGTTTATGTACATTAGACATTCGGAAACAAACATTTAGGTATGTGCCACATCTAGTGTCATGTGCTTTAACAGAATATTCACATAATGCTACAGTTCAGGAAATTGAACTTAGTATCCATCAAAAATTTATGCGCCTGGCATGTTTACCAATACCTGATGCTGAAGCATTAGAATTGATTAGGGGATCAATATATGCTGCAATGGCAGTACAGGCGTGCAAAGACTCTTTTTTCGACATGTGACCCGCCCGACGTGTAGATATGCGTATGGGATGAGGAGATTGGAAGTGAAGAAGAGTATTAAGAAAAGCGAAAGAGTAAAATCTAAACAGGCGGGTTTTGAGGTGGATAGGATGGTGCGTGGAGTACGTTATAAAATGTATCGTTGTATTGAAGGTTTTTTCATACCGGGATACTCACCATATTGTTACGACATAAATGATCCTGAAACAGTTCGTGCAGCTGTTTATGAGAGACTGTTTAGGGATGTACCTAAGTATAATGAAAATATATTGTGTCGATTTAGGTATTTTTGTCGTGTTCAATTTCCAAAAATGTTTCGTAAAGTAAAGCCATTAGAATTCGAAGAATGGTTGGCAACTACTCATTATAACGAAAATCGTAAAAATCAATTGAGAATTGCTTACTTAAAATTACGTGGTGGTTTTCCTACTAAGGGTGATTTGTGGGTCAAGATGCACATAAAGCAGGAAACTTATGATGTGGGTCAAGACGATGAGGAATTTAAACCACCTAGGGGCATCTTTAGTCGCAAAGATGCATTTAAGGCATATGCAGGTCGATTTATTAAAGCTGTCGAACAGGAAGTTTATTCGACAAAATGGTTTATAAAGCATATACCTATACCAGAGCGACCCGCATTCATTGCTGCATTAAATAAATTGGGAGCTTTTAAATATGAATCAGATTATAGTCGATATGAATCGAGCTTCATTGCAGAGATAATGCGAGCTTGCGAATTCGAACTTTATGAATATATGTTGTCAGATTATCCTGAGTTCCTTGCAATGTATGATTATGCATTGTGTAATAAAAATAAAATATATTCAGCAAAAGGTTGCAAAGGACATTGCCGAGCATTGAGAATGTCAGGGGAGATGTCAACGTCCTTGGGCAATGGTATCACCAATTTGATGGTTTTTTTTGTTTATATGTCATGAACATCAAATTGAATTTTACGATGCTGTGGTTGAGGGTGACGATGGATTGTATGTTGTTAGTAAACAGTTGCAACGAGAGTGGTTTGCAGAATTGGGTTTTGAAATTAAATTAGAACAGGTTGAAGATTTATTTCATGCCAATTTTTGTGGAATGACCATATCTAGCGATTTTGAAATTATACGCAATCCACGTTATGTGTTAAGTACCTTTGGTTGGGTCCAAGGATATTTAGAATCTAAACAGGCAGTCATTAATGAATTATTGCGTGCAAAAGCATTGAGTGTCTGTTATGAAATACCACAGTGTCCAATTGTAGGTGCACTTGCTAGAAAAGCGTTAATTGCAACACGAGGTTGTAGGGCGAGATGGATTGATGACGGGTATCATACACCGTGCGATGAAATACCAATCCCCGCTTTTAAGCCTAAGTTGAGTACACGTTTATTAGTTCAAGACTTTTTCCATATCAGCATTGAGCAACAACTTAAATGTGAAGAGTTGATCATGAGCGGACATATAGGTGATGTAGCTCGTGTTTTGGCGCCATTTAAGATGCAGGAATTTTATTATTCGCATTATGTTGGTTTGGAAGTCATGGGAACTTTTGCAGGAT